GTAGTAGCGACATATTCCGTCACTTCATATCTTGCGGGAATGAACTCCACCTCCCGGCGTATCACTTCCGTCCCGATGGGAACCATCCCCGCTCCGCATACCGGGCATTTCTTCTCTTCGTCCGTCAGGGAATCCACAACCACCCGGTTTATTGCAGCTCCCTTGAACTGCTCCTCCAGCGTGGGCTTTTTCTTCCGCTGGCGGGTATGCTCCCGGACAACGGTTTCCGGAATTTCTTCCACATCGGCTACGGGGATCTCCATTCCCTCATCCGTATCAAAAAGGGAGAGCTGGTTTGGATCGATGCCCGGGCGTTTTTCGGAAGATGCGCCAAAGAGCTTCCTGCGCAGATAAGAAACCTCCTCCGTAAGCTTTGCAATGGCCGCATCCTTTTCCTGGATGGTTCCCGTCAGGGCGGCAATGGTTGTATTCAGTTGGGCAATCATATCCTTCAGCTCTGCAAACTGGATGTCTTTTGCGTCCCGCGGCACTGGCTTTTCCCCCGAAATCTGATGGTTTAATGATACCACAAAATATAGAAAATATCCAGTAAAACCAATGGTTTCCGGAATCCTGCGGCAGGTATTATACATCCATTTTCAATGCCTTGGGCTGTTCAACCTCCAAACCTGACATGAGCCAGTCGAACTGCTTCCAGGTGATCGGCTTTACCTCATCCCGATTGCGTGGCCACCGGAAACGACCCTGTATGCTGCAATCCAGACGTTTGTACAGCAGGCACATGCCGTCCGGTTCTTTGATAAGAATTTTTATGCGGTCACACCGTTTTCCACAGAAAAGGTAGACGGACATGGAATCCGGCTCTGTATGGAGCATGTTTTGGATCGTTGCGCACAAACCATCTATTGAGCGGCGCATATCCGTGTAGCCTGAAACCAGATATAAATTTGTTTTAACGGAGATATCACCAATCATAGCCATCCTCCGATCATGAGCAGGGTCTTTTCATACAAGGTTGCGTCAACCGTTCCTGTAAATCGGAATAAAATCCCGTTTGCCTCTATTTCAACCATAGGAACCCCGGCCGTTGGCAGTGAGACAGGATTATCTTTAGCATCAGACGGATCCTGCTGTTCCTCTGGAAGGATCTCAACCTTGACAACCTCATTGACACAAATGCCGTTGTCCGCATGATGTCTGCCGGGATCTGGAATCGTATGGCAGGTTTCTTTTCGGAGACGCCTCACCCAAGCATAAAAGGTGTTGATATTAATTCCGTTTTCCCTGCACCAGTCACAATCAGTCAGGCCGCTCTGACGGCATTCCATGACCAGACGGTATTGTTCTTCGGAAGTTTTTCTGACAGCACGCATAATGGTCATCTCCTTTACACTGAATCATTTGCAAGCATGCAAGTAGTTTGCATGGTAAAATGCTTGCATCTTTGTAACCATTATCGCATAACGACAAGCTGTTTGAAATCCACCCCTAAATTAAGCGCTTACTGATAAAGAGCGTGTTGGAGACAAATTGAAGCAGATAAAGAACTGTTACAGTAGATATGCTGATAAAGACGCTTGTGAGGAATATGCGTCAAATTACGAAAACTGGTATGGTTCACAGCACATTATTGTGCGTACTCAAAAGAATAAAGAACAGGCAGACAATAATAGACGCTTGGCACAGATTTATAATCGTATCTGTGATGGATATGGTGATACATATGATGAAGAAACGATTAGAAAAGTACAGAAGTATATTGTCAATAAGAATAAAACTCTACAAGAGGAAATTGATGCTAAACATGCACAAGAGTATATGACAGATAGCGATAGGAGATGGGTTGAAAAACTGGAATCCCAAATTAAAGATGAAAGTGTCTTTGAACAGTTTGATTTCTTGAAAGATAATGATAACTGGGGAGAACCTATTGACTTTTCTGTAGAAGAAATAATGGATATGCCTGTTTTGGATGAGGTTCAGCCAGACCTAGCAAATGAGGAAGGTTTGCAGAATTCTTCAACCCTTTCTAAAGAAGAACAGATGTTGGTAAATATACCAAAAACAGATGAATCATATGTTACTGAAAATGACTTGGATTTGATTGATATAGCAAGTTTGTTTACTGATGAAGAATATGCAGATTTATATTAGGGAGGACACAAAAAATGTATGTAGCAGTTCAAAAGATTTATGGAAAATCAAAAGTTTATGGATATGCAAAAGATGTAGTTACCACAACATTAAACATAGGTACTACAATCCGCTATGGGTGGCGATATTCAGAAGAAAAATTTGAACGTGAAAATTATTCCTATAAGATTGTTGTAAAAGAATCATATCGTGAAGGTGGGAAGGTAAGACAACGGCAAGTAGTCATGGGAACTTTTCACTGGTTTGACTTTATAGATCATTATGTTTATGGTGATGAGATTTTTGATGAAAAACTGATTGATATGTTTCCAGACAGGCAAGAAGAAATTAATGCCATCTATGATGAGATTGATAAAAAGATAAATATAATTGAGCGAGAAGAATCTGATAAGTGGCATAGTTCAAAGGAATATAAAGTACATAATAAACATCTGAATTTGATACGAAAATATGAACTTGAGAAAAAGACCTTTGATATGCTTTATGGAGAGGATGTTTTTGAACAGATTTATGATATTCACTTAAAAGTGATGAATCAAGACCTATATAAGCAACTTTCCAAATTGAGGGAAGAGAAGAAAAAAGCAGATGAAGCAAAGCGTGAATATGAGCGCAGGAGCCGTGAGGAACAACAGAAGCAGTGGGAAAAATATTTTAAAGGTTTTGGAGATGGTAGTTACTCGATTGGTTCAAGCAGTAACTACACCGATAAAGAGAAGGAATATTTGAAAAAGTTTTATCGTGCATTGGCGGCTAAGTTTCATCCTGATGTTTTGGGTGGAGATAATGAGCCGATGTTGCTTGTAAATAAATTGAAGGAACAGTGGGGAGTGTGATACACATTCCCCAACTTTATGTAGAAAGTGAGGACAATCATGTTTTTATATAGAAGAAAACCAACAGAAGCAGAACAGTTATTGGAACAAATGAAAGAAAATGACTATAAATTGGAGATAGCCAGACGTGACAGAGAAATAAGTATGCTACAACTTCAACTTGCAGTAAAAGATTGTATGCTTGCTGCGAAGGAACTACGGGAGGTGACAGAATCTTGGCGAAAATGAAGGATAAAACATTGCTGCAGAAGTTACAGGACGTAATGAAGCCATATTTAGCATCATATCTATGCTGGTACTACTCTGATCCTGAGACAAGAATCTCCTGGGATGATTTATGCAAGCAAGATATGAATTTTAGAACTACAAGCGGAGAGAACAAGACAGAAGATTTTTGCGAACAGAACTGGTTGATTCGTGAAGATGTGCAAAAAGGCATGATTATATATATGCAGCACATGAAAACATATAACCAAATGAAAGTATATCAGTCCATGTTGGCGAAAGCATTGACTGGTGATGTGAACAGCGCAAAGTATCTGGATGATTTTAACAGTAGATTGGATAAAATGGCTATGGACAATAAACAGGAGCAGTCAGAAATTGATGAACTTCTGAAGGGGGTGCAAATAAACAGTGGAGATTAGTTTGGAGAACGCAAAGAAATTAAATTGGTTATGGAGAGACGAAAATCAGATAGAGTGGATAGAGACATTTATCAAAATTGCAGATAAAAGTGGTAATATTGTTCCATTCATTCTCACTGATGAACAAAAAACATTTGTTAATGGATTGGAGCATAAAAACATTGTGTCAAAATCAAGACAACTTGGACTCAGTGTATGCTGTGCAGCGTTGTCCATTAGAAAATGTGTTTGCCATCCAAATACCACTTGCGTACTAATCTCCCACTCACAGGAATCCACAAATAAAGTTTTCGGCAAATTAAAACAACAATTCAATTCGTTGCCAGAGTTTATCAGACCACCATTATTGACGAATAACAGACAGGAATTGACATTCACGAATGGCAGTAGGATTTCATGCCAGACAGCAGGTAATAAAGATTTGTGCCGTGGAGATACAATAAATGGTGTGCTGCATATGTCAGAATATGCCATGTGGAAGAATCAGGAAGGACAATTACAATCGCTTATGCAAGCGTCAACAGAATCGGCAAATATTATTATAGAGAGTACCACAAAGGGATTCAATAAATTTACAGAACTGTATATGCAAGCACGAAGCAGAGAGAACGACTTTAAGCCGTTCTTTTTTAATTTCATCAATGGTAGGGCATTGTTTGAAAAGCAGTATGAGCAGAGTGTTAAATCTTATATGGCTAGGCACAACGGCAAGATGCTTACAGAGAGTGAATATGACGAAGAAGAAAAATACCTTGCCAAATTGGGAATGACACCAGATCAGGCGGTATGGAGAAGGGCAAAGATAGCAGAATCTTCCCTTGATGCTTTCCATGAAGAATTTCCGAGTACATTTGAGGAATCTTGTATTGTTACTGGTTCAAGTGTATTTGATAATTCTAAGGTTATCAGATTGCAACAGGCGATTGCAGAGAAGAAAATTGTTCCACTGGCACTTGATAAGATTGCCGGACTCCCAAATGTATTGCGTTCTCATGTGCAGAATAGGAATTTTATGGTATGGACAATTCCCAAAAAGGGAATGAAATATTATTTAGGGGTAGACGTTGCTGAAGGTCTTGGTGGAAAACGTGACTACTCTACAATATTTGTCATGGATAAAGAGGGTAAACAGGCAGCACAATTCAAGTCTAATAAGATTAAACCATATCAATTTGCAGATATTGTGGATGCTGTGGGGAGATGGTACAACAAAGGACTGCTTACAGTCGAGAAGGCAAGCGGTGGGCATAGTGTGATTGAGAGGTTAAGATACGAGAAGCATTACATGAATATGACGAAGTACAAAACTTATGATGAGTTCAAAAGGACGATATGGCAGGTAGGTTTTGACACAAATAATAAGACCAAATCCATTGCAGTAAATGACGCTAGAGAGTGGTTTGACAAGGGCTTGGTGGATATAGTGAGCAATGATTTGTTGGAGGAAATGAAGGTGTTCGTGGCTGAGGACAGCGGTGCATTTAATGCTGTGTCTGGTTCGCATGATGACTTGGTTTCCTCTTTTTGGTTGTGTTTACAAGGTTTTAAGAATGGATTCTGGTATCCGTTCTAGGAAGGAGATATATGGACAGATTAAGTTACTACATTGAAAAACAGTATGGAAACAATCCCAGATGGTTTCAAGAGGAAGTTATACAGGGCAATCATGCCAAAAGAATCAATGACGTTATCAACAATAGAGATTATTTAGCAGGTAGGCATAAGGTTCTGTTGCGTCAGGACAGCCAGTATAAGGGAAAGACATTGATTGTCAGAAAGACGATATTGAATTATGCAAAGACGGTGATACGATTCCATAATACATATCTGTTAGGCAAGCCAGTACAGTTATCTTGCAAAGATGAAAACACTGCAAATACGTTTGCTGATATATACAGATTAGGTCATTATGATACAGTTGATTATCAGATCATAGACAGGGTAAATAAGTTTGGTGACGCTTATGAAGCAATCTATGTAGACAATGGAGTGATTAGAAGCAAGGTGTTAGACAATGCTTGCAGTTATCCAGTATATGATGATATTGGCGAGTATATATCATTCATTGAGCATTGGACAGATGCTTATACTGCAATCACTTATTGGGATGTGTATTATCCTAATTATGTGGAGCATTGGAACAATGAGGATGGTGTAGAGCATTTGGTATCTACAGAGAGAAGTGTTGGACTACCAATACATTATCACAATTTTAATGATGAAGATTATAACTTTGGATTGTCTATGCTTGTGGACATTAAACCAATCATGGATGATTTAGAGGATATTATGAGCAAATTAGGGGATGCAATCTATGTAAATACACTGAATCCTATGCCTGTGGCTACAGGACAGCGTATAGAGAGTAGTATTCCTGCTGATGCTACTGGATATGTGCTTAACTTGGATGTGGGCGATTTCAAGTATGCAAACTGCAATATTGACTACAATACCATTAAGTTGTATCTGGATAACATGAAGCAGTTCTTAAATGATGTATCAAACATTCCCAGTGTTTTGGGAAGTAATACCAACATTGCGAATATCAGTGAAGTTTCCATGCAGATATTACTTATGATGGCTAATCTAAATGCTGATGAAACAAAGAAGTGGCTGAATCTTGGCTTTAAAGAGAGGTTCAAGAGATTCCAGAAGATACTTAATATGCAAGGCATTAGTGCAGAGAGTGATGTTGATGTGATTTACAATGTATCTATGCCTGTGGCGAGTACAGAAATGATTGCTAATCTGAAAGCATTGCAGGAAATGGGTGCAATTAGTAGGGAAACTATCATGGAAAAGAGCGAGATAATCACGGATGTAGATGTTGAAAAGAAGCGTCTGGAGGGTGAAGAACAGGTTACACAAAATCTTGTGGAAGGTGCTGATAATAAGACAAAACCTAGCAATGAAGTAGGAAATAAGTAAACTTTGTTGAGTGGTGGAAGTGTGTAGTGGATATGTGGTGATGATTCCATGCTAAAAATACACACTTCTGCTACTAATATCGGTCATGCTTGTGGTAAATTTGCCGTAAGCATAGGACAAAGGACATACAATATATAGTATATACACGTTATAATACATACAATATATGGTATATAATAAATTGTTCCTAAATTGCAAACAATTCAACTAATTGCAAGCCAATCAGACACAATTTACTGGTAACAGTGGAATTCCGTCAAATTTGGCGGAAGTCCAAAGTACCATAATACAACACTATTACGGTATGTTTTCAGGAGCAAAGTTACACATTCACCATTTCTGCAACTTTTATAGTGGTGAAATGCGGATTTCATAGGGTAATATTCGTAGGATTCTAAGTCCTATAAGCGATTTTAAGCCATTTTCGGCTGATTTTGGGGCATATATGGGGTAATCTGATGCTAAAATAGTGTCCTGAGAAGCCATTGGTAATATTGCACAAAAGACCAGTTGCATGATTATTGTGCAAAACAGAGAAATTGCAGCAGTTATTTTGTACAATATGACGAATAATATTGTTGACGCAATTTTAAAACAACTTGTAGAATTATCAGACAATTTAATTATTAAAAATTTATAAAATTTGTAAAATTTTTGCGTTACCCCTTGACATTTTTATTTTTTTTCCTTGATTCAAAAAATCCCCACAGCAAAAAAAATAGAGCATCCTCCAAATGGAGAACACTCTAACAACCTCCCTATTCTTCCCTATCCTTAATCTTGGCGATATGCTCCTTTAGCACAAGATTGATATATTGGCTGAATGACCGATCATCATTCTCTGCCAGTTCCTTGATTTCAGCAATTACATCTTCATCAAGAGAGACGCTTACTTTTTGTTTGTACGGTTTGTTCATACTTTTTACTCCTTTTTCTTACTTTTATATTGTATATCAAATCGACCTGTGATATATTAAAGTGGCAAGAAGTATCAAAAAGTAGCAAGAATGTAAAATTGATAAAAAACATAAGGAACTGACGATAAGCATGGAGAAGGACGAAATTAAAGACAGATTATTTGACGTATTGAATGATACGGATAATCTGCCGATACAAGATATTGTAGTTGATGACAGAAACAATAGAGTGAATGTTTACCTTACAGATGGTACAAGATTTTCAGTTCATGTAGAAAAATGTGGAAAATGGTGCATTTGTGAGGTATAATATAGGAAATATTTCTTATGAGAAAGGTAGGTATTGGGAAGAATGGCAACAATAAATTGTCCAGAATGTAATACAGAGATTGATAGTGAAATAGCAGTATGTCCTTGTTGCGGATTTCCGATAAAGAAGAAACCAACAACACAAACAGAACCGAAACTTTCGGAAGTGCCAACACAACCAATAAGTGAAGAAAAACGAAAGCAAAAGAAACTTATAGGTACTGTAATGTGTATCATAGGTTGTATTTGTTTTATAATTGCAATTACAAGGGTTACAAATGAAGAATACAAATTTTATGTAGAACATTATGAAGATTGCAAAGAAGGTTATGAAGATTGTATGGATGAAGCCAAGTATGGTGGAATGTTTTCGGGTAGTTATAGAAGTATTGCATCCACGTATGAAGATATGATGGAAGATGATATGAAAGAGATATGGAAATACAGAGGTACTGCTATTGCTTGTTGTATAGCAGGAATTGGTCTTGTATTCGTAGGATATAAGAATATTAAAAAGGGTGGTGAAGCATAATGGCACTCGTAAAATGTCCAGAATGTGGCAGAGAAAAAGTTTCTGACAATGCAGAGGCGTGTCCAGATTGTGGTTATGCTATTAAGGCATATTATGATAAGGTAAAACAAGAGGAAGAAGAAAAGCGTTTGGCAGAAGAACGTGAGAAACAAAAAATTGCGGAGGAAGAAGAACGTAAAAGATTACAAGAAGAACGTGAAAAACAACACCAAGAGAGCATGAACAAATATTTTGGTAGCCCTATTAAAAAGGTTGCATGGGGACTTGTTGCGTGTGCAATACTGGGTATTGTTATTTTGTTTGGAACATATGTAAGTAAAGAAAATCAGATTGCAGAAGCCATAGAAGATTCAAAGGGATATATTGATAAAATAAAAAGTCGTGCATCAAGCATAGATAGTACACTTTTAAGTGCTGATTATGTATATGGTACTTTTGCGAGTCAGTCAGCAGTAGATAGTGTAACAGATGATTTACGAGATATTGGCTTATATATGACATGGGTTGATATGGATTACAAGGAACATTCAAGGGTTGCAGATGCAATAGAATCTTATGTAAAATCTAAAACATCTTATGCTTCATGGGAAGAGTATAAAACACACATAAATAGTGAATATTTTGTTGCAGATACTAATGATGAAGCGGCAGAACAGTTAGTAAAAGGTGTGGCTTATTCGTCTAGTGAAGAAAAACGTGAAGCAGAAAGAAAGACCAGTGTTATTGTAGAAAGTCAAGATTTCACGACTTCAGGAAAGAATTATAAAATATATGGTACAGTTACCAATAATACATCACATACAGTTTATTTTGTAAAAGTGAAAGTTTCGCTTAAGGATGATAATTATAAAGTACTTGATACAGAAACAACATATGCTTGTGGTGACGAAGGGTTGAAACCTGGCGAATCAACAAAGTTTGAATGTTATATTAAAAAAGATTCCAATGCTACACACTACAGTGCTGAAATATATGATTACGATTAAATTCAGAAAAGGACTGCCTATTATTGGGCAGTCCTTTTTTAGTGCCTACATTTATATAGAAGAAAGGAGTTCAACAATGCAAGTATTAAACAGATTAAAGATGGAGTTATCCAATCAGGAATATTTTACAGACGAGCAGTATATACAGTTCCTCACGGAGAACAACTTATCTCCTACAGATGAATATGATAAACCTACAATGCAGAAACAGTTATTGTTCACTGTCATAGATGTACTTGAAGCCGTTACCAACGACATAGACCTTATGACAGGTATCAGTACAGAATTTAGTGATATAGGACAGGCATATCAGTTCCTAGAAGCAAGAATTGGGCAGGTAAAGGATAAGATTGCTGCTATTCCTGAGCCAGAGGAAGATTACAGTTGCTTTTCTCTGATGTATACAAGGGAGCCGGTTCCGAAACACAGATACAAAGTTGTTGACAATAAGACGATTGATGATATGTTGAAGGAGGAATTTGGAGTATGAGATATACCTATGAACAGCCAGAATATATTGATTTAGCAGGTGCAAGGCATTTAGTACAAGAATTGAAGAGGTATATACAGCAGATAATGGACGGTAATATAGATGTTTCTTCCTATATTAAAAGGGAAGATTTAGCGTCCTATGCTACAAAGTCATATGTTGATACTGCTGTTACAGAAGTAGCCACGGGTGGGGAAGTTGATTTGTCGAACTACTATAACAAACAGGAGGTTGATAATCTCATACCAGAACCTATTACAGAAGATGTAATCAGATCATTATTTGCTAATGAAGGATATGCCACAGAAACATATGTCAATAATGCAGTGTCCAATATACCGGCAACTGATTTATCCAACTATTACACCAAAGATGAAACATACAGTAAAGCAGAGGTTGATACATTGGTTGGCGGTTCTTCTGGTGGTGGCGGTGGAATGACAGAACCAACAGAGCCAGATACTCCTACGGGCAAATCATCCATTACAGGCAATACAAATCTAAAATATAGTTATAGCAGGACATATACAGGTAAATTCTTTGATGCAAATGATAATGAGGTCACAGATGTTATTGGTACATGGACAATTACCAGTACATTTGCTGAAAGCGAGTTTACTACAAAGATTATAACTGATAACAGTATTAAGTTGGGTGTGGATAACGAAAACCTGATTGGAGAATCATTCACACTGACATTCAGTGATTCAAATGGGAAATATACACCTTCCACAATAGAAATAACCGTGATAGAGTAGTCGAAAATCAGATTGAAAAAGTTCTTGATTTGGGATTGACTTTTAGACGTTCTTGTGGTAACATATAAAGCGTTCGTAAGCGAATCCTACGAATGAAAGAGGATTTGATCCTACGAATGTATGTAATATGTCCAGTGTTTATCGGACTTCACGAGGTCTGCCCTAGCAGTCGGTAGAGCAGAGGACTGAAAATCCTCGTGTCACTGGTTCGATTCCGGTTCTGGGCATTTCTTTATGTCTAAAAGGGCCACTAGCTCAGGTGGTAGAGCACTTGACTTTTAATCAAGTTGTCCCGGGTTCGAGTCCCGGGTGGCTCACTATTATATGGACAAGAGAGGATAAGCTCAGTAAGCAGCAATGTTTATTGGGCTTGTTTTAAAATCATATAAAAATATTAAAAAACTATTTGGATATTTTTATGCATTTATTTCGTTTTATATGGTAGAATAAATAGCTGAGAATACAAATGGTTTGAGAAGGTAGTTGAAATGAAAGATTACAGGGAAAGAAGACAGAAACGGCTGGAGAAATTCAGGAAAAATTATGAAGAGAGAAGAGAATTTTACAGGCTCTTGAAAAAATATGCCTGGGATATTATGGATTCCCGGAATTTTCAGAGCACTCGCAATTTTATTCAGCATGGGACAATGCCTGTGCACCGCCATTGCCTGGATGTGGCAAATCAGAGTATTAGAATCAGCAAGCGTCTGGGGATTCCATGCAGTGAGAAAGATCTGATCCGGGGCGCTCTTTTACATGATTATTTTCTTTATGACTGGCATGATAAAAACAGGGCGAATTACCAAAAGCTTCACGGATTTTATCATCCGGGCATAGCTCTGAGGAATGCGGAGAAGGAGTATCGGTTATCGCCCAGGGAAAAAGACATTATCAAAAAGCATATGTGGCCGCTTACGATAGTGCCGCCAAGATGCCGGGAAGCTTGGATCGTGACAACTGCGGATAAGTACTGCTCTCTGTTGGAGACATTGAAGCTCCGCGGAAGAGGAAACCGGGCGAATGTAGGATTTGTCAGATGAAGCAAAGTCTGTTTGATGCGCTGAAAAGATATGGAGACAAGGATTATTATCCTTTTCACATGCCGGGACATAAAAGAAATCCGGAAAGCGGGCCTTTGGCGGAGATATACAGATATGACATTACGGAGATTGATGGATTTGATAATCTGCACCAGCCGGAAGCGATTCTAAGAGATGTTCAGAACCGTGCGGCAACCCTTTATCATGCGGACAATACGTATCTGTTGATAAATGGAAGTACGGCCGGTATTTTAAGCGCTGTTTCAGCTGTTGCAGAAAGAGGACGGAAGCTGCTGATTGCGAGAAACTGCCACAGAGCGGTATATCATGCCGCATTTCTAAATCGTTTGGAGATTGAATATATTTATCCCGACTTCATTGAAACATTTGGAATATCAGCCGGAATTACAGGCCGGCAGGTAGAGAAGAAAATAAAAGATATTGCAGAGCAGGAAAAACGTCCAGAGAGTGAGGCCGGTATGGGAATAGCGGCTGTTGTTTTGACCTCACCGACTTATGACGGAATTCTCTCTGATGTACCGGAAATTGTCAGAACGGCCCACCGCTATGGGATTCCGGTTATCATAGATCAGGCCCATGGCGCTCACTTTGGCTTTCATCCGGGTTTTCCGGAGAGTGCGGCCGATGAGGGCGCCGATTTTGTTATTCACAGTGTGCATAAAACTTTGCCGGCGCCTACGCAGACAGCGCTTTTGCACTGTAATGGCGCTTATACCCAGAGAGAACGTCTGGAAAAGTATCTGAGGATTTATCAATCTTCCAGTCCTTCCTATCTGTTAATGGCAGGAATCGATTCCTGTATGGAGTTAGTGGAAAGAGAAGGAGAAAGAAGATTGGAGGAGCTTCTCTGCAATAGAAAAAAGCTGGTTCAAAAGCTGAATTCCCTGAAGCATATCAGGATTTACCCCTCTATAGCAGAAACAGGCAGGATTTGCGAGGATGACCCGGAAAGCTTTGACGTGAGTCTGCAGGAACCGGGCAAGCTATTAATTTCCGCAAGAGGAACCGGGCTTGAGGGCCGCCGGTTATCGGATATTTTGCGGGAAAGATATCATCTGGAAATGGAGATGAGCGGAGCGGACTATGTGATTGCGATTCTGACTATGATGGACAGGTCGGAGGGTTATGAACGATTAAGAAGAGCGCTTACAGAGATTGATCAGAGCCTTATCGCTGAGAGTGACAAAAGAGGTGAGTGGACGCCATATCAGAAGATTCAGCCAGTGGCAGTGACCAAAATGAGCGACGCCTTTATGTCACAGAGTATATGGATGTCCTTTGATGAGGCGGCAGGGCGGACAGCCGCAGATTTTGTGAATATCTATCCTCCCGGAATACCGGTTTTGGTTCCGGGAGAGCGGGTGGAGGCAGAA